GCTTCGTCGCCAATGACTACACCAAAATGTTGAAACCAAGTCTTAGGCATCTTATAGATTGATTGCCAAGTAGTGATTACCACATCATCTGTAATATTATCTTTCCAATCTTTTTTACTCGTGCCTGTAATCATACGAATATTTAATTTATTACCATAGTCATCAAAGTCCTTAGCCATTTGATAGACTAAAGATATTGTTGGTACAATGATAAGTTTTTTATGGGGGTAAAATCTAGATAACATGTATATCATTAGAGACTTACCAGAACCAGTTGGTGATAGTAGTAAACACCGATTATTTCTTACGGCGTGTACAAAACCATCAATCTGATAGTCTCTGGGAGTTATCTTTAGTTTTAGTCTTTCTACAAATTGACCACACTCAAATGCGGAGAATTCATTAGATACATCAGAGTCTTGTGTATCAATAGAATAATTTCTATTCTTGGCGAAAGACTTTACTTCTTCTAGAAGTCCTTTGTAGATTTGTTGGGTATTCAGATTATAGAGATATATTTTGCCATTCCACATACGAGATTTGTATGCTGGCATGAAGCGATATCCTGGAACATAGAAAGAAAAATGTTCGTGTATCTCTTGGGCGATACCTCTCTCACAATCAAGTCTTACAAAGACTTCATTATGTTCTTTTACAATGATATCACTGGGCGAAGTTTGTGAGACGACGCCATTCGATTCCATTTCTAATAATCCAGTTTCTACCATTTACTGCTTTCAATATCTCTTCTAAAACATCAACAGTTTCTTGCTGAAGAGAGATACGAAGATTGAGATCTATCATATCTGAATCAGCATCGACATAGTAATTTATATCAGATTTCAGAACAGTTTTTAGATACGGTTCTCTATTGATTTCCGCCAAATCTTCAGGGTTGTTCAAATCACCCCTATAGTATTCGGCGAGAACCTTAGATAACTTCTTTTTCTTTTGGTTCAAACTGCGAAGTTTAAGCCGCTCTTTTGAAAGGATATTGAGCCACTTGGCGTGTAGATTCGGGATATTTAAACTCTCCGAATCTAGATCCACTGTGTCTACCTGAGCGTCTTCCTTCCACATGGATAGTATGTCTTCTAACTTCACGGACTTCATCCTTCTTTTTACGAATATTCAATACTAACCACATCTCATATTTACTCTTTAGACCTAGATATAGACCTAAGAAGTATGAGATGGTAATTGTTAATGCAGTTATTATAACTAAATATATCTCGTATGTCAACCTATATAGACTCGATGGTGTACTGGGTGTATCGGAATGTCACCGTCGCTTCAAGATATTCAATGTCTGTAGCCATTGTATCAAACCTGAGATCTGAAATAGATTCAGGAAACATCCTCTGAAATTTAACACGAATATTAGGATTGTACTTACTACTCATAATAATCAGGGTAGCATCAGATTCTTCAGCTCGATTATTACTTGTTTGTATGAACAATCTCCTTTGATCGGTTGACGTAGGAAAACCCAATCCAATCATCCAATTGTAGATTTCAAGATAATTTGTCATATCTTCATCTACTCTGAATGTGATATTGAATGGAGCAAATTCCAGTGTGTTTCCAGGCAAAGGGTATCTTAATAGAGGTGTTTCGCTATCTCTTACACTAAGTGATATTCCGGGTAGACTAGCAGATTGTGAAAAGTACGTGACATTCGGAATACGGTCCAGAACGAGTCTAAAACCAGTTTGTCCTAAAAAGTTCTTATTTGTTGGTTCAAGCGCCATAATCATCGCCCTCCTCTATGCAACTATTTATAATATACGAGAGATAAACAAAAAAAAAGAGGGAGCCGAAGCTCCCTCTCTAAGTTTTGTCGGGTTAATCCCGATCTTATGATTACATAAGATTAGAAACGCCAACAATGCGATAGTAAATGTTCTTATTTGCTGGTGTAACAACACCATCAGCAGCGGTAGTAGCGAATGGATTAGCGACCATGCCGTAGCGAGTCTTAAATCCAATCTTTGGCTGGAAGGTATTCTCACCAACTGCACGAACCATCTGTAGTGGAACATATGGGCAGTAGAAGAGACCAGCGTCGAATGCACTTGAACCCTTGTAACCAAGAGTGAAGTATTGCTTGCCAGAAGCACTAGCAAAGTATGGATCAATGTAAACACGGATGCGACCGTTAAGAACACCGGCAAAGGTATTACCTGTGTCGTCTACATTAAGATTGGCTGATAGTGCTGGGGTGTAATCTAGAACACCTGCCATCTGAAGAGCAGAAGCAACGTCAGAAGAACAGACTAGAATGTTACCCTTGCCGCGACGAGTAGCCTTGGCAATTTCGTTTGCTTCGCGCTCGATTTGGAAAATCATGCCCTTGAAGCGTTCTACTGACCAACGACCATTTGAGTCAACGTCTAGGTCAAAAGTACCGGATGAAACAACGTTATCCTGAGCACCAGCGGTGGCTGATGAATTGATTGAACGGACAACTTCGCGGTTGACTTCAGAAAGGATTTCAGCAGAAAGAATGTTGCTAAGTTCTGCTTCAGCGTCTAGACCATGAATAGCCTTTAGATCCTGAGCAAGTTCCATGGTGTACTCTGCCTTTAGAGCACGTGAAACTGCGGTAACAGAAACCTTCTCAATTGAGAAAGCCATCTCTGAGAAAGCGTTAGCGGCTGAATCGCCAAGACCTTCAGCAGTAGAGGTTGCCATACCGGTATGGTATGTATAAGTACTGGTTGGATCATTACCAGCCTGTAGTGAACCTTCTGCACCGCCGACAACACCAGCATAGTTAGCGGTGTTAGCGTTTGTTGAACCAGTGGCGGAGTGTGAAGTATTTGCTTCGTTGAAGAGAGCTTCTGCGCCTGTTTGAGAGTTGAAACGTGAACGCATGGCAAAGATTAGTCCACTTGGACCAGTCATTGGTTGTACACCACAAACGTCGTAAGCGATCATGTTTGGCATGGAACGACGAACGAGAGAGATTAGTACGGGATCGAATGTATCGATACTAGTACCAGTTGCGTTGGCTGGTGCAGAACCAACCTGGGCTTCACCTAGTAGTGTTGGTGATTGATAACCACCAGAACCAAAACCCTGCTCACGGGCAGAAATCTCTTGGTTTTCTAGTAGTTGAGCGACGACAGCACGCTTATGAGAATCCTTGATCTCACCGAGATCTGGATGTTCAAGAACTGGCTGCCACTTCTTGAGTAGTTCTTCATTTAACATTGGTATTAACTCCTTTTTAGTACCATTATTTTTATTTATTAGAAATCATTATTTCTTTACAGTTCTAGAAATGGAAGCCATATATGCCGCCATGTCACCTCTTGTTGGGACCTCAGTTGATTCCTCAAGAGGTTCCTCTTCGTCAATGACTGACTCAATCTTATCTTCGTCAGTAAAATAACTTTCCTTGATCATGTCTAGTTTCTCACGGAAATCTTCCTCGGTGACAAACTCTACATTAGAAGCAAGACCTTCAAACTTCTCGGTCTGAACTTCTGTTAGATCTTCGCTAATCTCGGAGACGATTTGGCCACGGATTAACTTCTCAATCTTCTCATTGAGTTCTACATTCTTTTGAAGTTCGCTATCTAGTTGTTCTTCTAACTTGTCTGATTTCTCAGAAAGTTCAGAAACAACATCGACCTTCTCTTCCGGAATATCAATGTAAGATTCTTCGAAGAGATTCTTGAGACCACCCATGAACTCTTCGGTAATCTCGGTACGAATACCGGATTCTAGTGCGAGACGATTTTCATCTTGCCACTGTTCTACGACATAATCGAGATAACTGTCTAGCTTCTCAACCATTTCTTCGTGATTCTTATGTGATTCTAAGAGTGCTTCTGCCTCTACCTTCTCTGAGATATCAGCGAGCTTCTCGTTGATCTTTGTAAGAACTGCGGTTTCGAAGATTGTTGTTGCTTTTGCCTTGAAATCTTCAGAAAGATCATCCATACCAAAGAGAGCCTTGACATCATCTTCGATATCAATGTCTTCTTTAGTAATGGTGATTGAAGGAGTTTCGGCAACTTCTTCTTCTGAAATTTCTAGATCTTCGTCAAACTCTAGGTCTTCCATCATCTTTGAATATGCTGCATGAAGATCTTCTTTCTTCATACCATGCATTTTAGTCATCATGGCATTGATCATGCCAACCTTTGTTTTTGGTGCTTGTGGCTTCTTTTCGCCTTGATCCTTATCAGCTGGACGATTGTGTCCACCTGTTGCAACAGAATAGGCGACTTGAGAAGGATCACCGTGTGATGCTTTAAGTTCCTGAAGATCTTCGGAATCGTCTTCAAGAACTTCTTGATTCTCATCGGACATTAGACTCTCCTTATATTGAGTTTTATAATATTATTTATATTATTCATGATTTTTATTAAAGTTTCTTCAGGTAATCCTCGAAGATACGTAATTTTGCTGCTTCAAGATCAGATTTACTTACATTCTTAATCTCGTGTTGTGCTTGTTCTACAAAACTTTCAACCCATCGACCTCCTTCAAAAATCCATTCTACACCTTCCATGATACCTTCTACGAAAGCATCAGGCGCTGAAGGATCTGCTACGATGTCAGCAGCGGTAGCAAGATAGAAATCGTTTTGAACTTCGTTGGCACCATTTTTTTCTTTAAGTGTGCCCATACCACGTGAAGACACACCAAGTTTGGCACCTTCGTTAATTAAATTCTTAACAATGGTGCCATAGGGTGAATCCATAATCTTCGCTTTCCCCATAAAGTTATTACCATCTTTTTTAAGTTCCTTAATCATATGAGACACACGTTCTAGATTAATTGTGGGACCCGATGGATGACCTAACTCACCGAAAGCACGATTTTGTTCAACATATTCTTTTGTATATCTCTCTACTTCTCTTTCAAGCACAGAAGTTGGATAAACACGACCGTTACGATTCTTCTTATTAGCTTGCATAAAGACTCCTTCAATATAGAAGTCTTTACCGCCGCCATCTTTTTCTTCTGTAACGAATTCGATGTTATGGTCTAGGATTTCAGTAATTAGTTTCATCTTACTCTCCAGATACCTTGTGTAATTTGGCTACAACAACACCACCACCTGCGCCAGATAGTGTGAATTGTACATTTGCTACTTTATCACCTGGTGATACCTCTAATCTCATACCACTTGCTTGATAATCGTGATATCCAGAACCACCTAGAACAGCTACTGTATTGGATCCACGAGCGACAGTCCACGTAGCAGAACCGTTTGTTGACCACATTAATTCAGAGATTGCCATACTTAAAACTGTCTCGTCAACTGAATTGGCACCTTGTTTACCATTGGCTGTGTTTAATTTCAATCCATCTGTAGCGTTAGTACGAAAAACAACATACCCTGCTGGTTTTCTATGATTTACTGTAACTGGCATTATGAAGTCCTCTTAGCAAATGCAAGCATATTTTTATAGGACTTTTCATCTTTCATCATTTCACTTTCCATACGCTTACGATTATCTGGATTTAATTCCTTGAGAACAGCATTGAATGCAGCGGCATCTTCTTTTGTTACTTTTACTGACTTGCCATTCTCTAATTTAATTGTTCCTGCTTTTACTGCTTCTTCAATAAACTCAACTTCTTCTTTATACGTAGTTTTGTCGCTTACAGAAATACCCTTTTTCTTTAATGACTTCATATCGGGATATTGTTTTCTTATAGCGGCAAGTCCCGGCGAACCACCCGTTTTACTTCTTGCTATAATACTATGAATAACACTTTGAGCAGCACTCAACTCATCTTTGGCTGGTATGGTGTAAGAATTAGTTTTACTTCCAACTTTTATTTTTACCTCATAATCTTTTATTGCATCTTTTATTGCTTCTTCTTTTACAGAACCTGTCTTGAAGTCACCCTGTTTCTTATCACCTTTACGAAGAGGTGTTTTTGTAATTTTCTCTCTAAACTTAGCAAATTTTACGTCACCAGAAGTACCTTGTTTTACTACTGGTTCACCAGGATGTTCAGCACCTTTATGTTTGTTGTGTGATGTCTTAGCTACATGTTGATCTTCTGGAGCAGCTGGATGATTGCTTACTTCAACAGAGTGTAAATCAACAAACTCAATCTCACCATCAG